CAATATCTACCATGAGACACACGGACATGTAGCTACACACTACGCATTGCAATACCTTTACATTGTTAGGCAGGTTATCGCTGACTATGCGCTCTAACTGATCTGTGACCTTGCCACAATGACGGCAACTGTAACTAATCTTGTCCATAGCTAGATTTCTTTAAGTAGCGCATCTCGAATAAATAGGGCTGTGGCACCCAATAGCTATCTTGGCGTGGGTGTTTGTACTTAGGCACCAGGGCCATAACCGCAGGCATCCACCCAACTAGGCGATACACAGGTGACTTACCCACAACTAATACACAGACATCGTTAGGCCTTGTGGATTGATTAGCCTGCAATATAAGGGCGCCATTGGCATAGCGCGTGTGTTTGACCTCGACCCGTGTGCCTACATCGGCCTCTGACTTAAAGGTATTAACAGAAGGGTTAAAGCCTGTGATACCAAACCACTCAGCTACAGCTATCTCTGCTCCAGCGCTCTCTGCATGCTGTGTAATCATGTCGTGATAGTTAAGATTCTGCCCATAAAGGCGAAAATAAGAATCATCCATGACCCTGGCACGATCTAAAGCTGCCTGGTGCGCACTTATCTCCTGAGACCTATCCAGGATTACCTCATCTATCCGCGACATTGTGAACATAGCCATATAACCGCCTCGCCGCTCATGTCTTTTAGTGTGAAGCCGCCCAAAGCGGGTTTATCTACCTCGCAACAGTCGCAAAACTTGTCCGCTAGGGAGGTGATAGTGCCGTCATCATGGATAGTGTTAGTAACACCGCTACCTATTTTGCTAAAGCTGATTTCTCCCATTACAACCACACAGGCTTGCATTGGTCATCGCGGTTTTTGCTAGGGCATACATAGCCTTGATATGGCTTACCTGTTTTGCCTACGCCCTTTTTTTCTTCCATGTAGCCGTGCTTGCAATGCGGCCCTTGTGGGGGAGTCATCTCCTCTTTAACCAGGGTTAAAACGCTGCCAATATGCTCGGTACCAGTCTCAATTTCGGTTTGTTTGACTGTAAGAGTGGCCCAAAGATCTGTTTCATCTTTACTAGGTGTGGCCTCGTATTCCACACGCGCCATATCTTCACGGCTGGGGCGCGTAGTGCTAGGGGATAGGAGTTTGATAGCTCTAGCTATGCAGCTTGTGACTGTATCTTCAACAAACCATTTCTTCATATTCTGTGGGTATGTAGCTACATTGCCATAAGCAAAATCAACAGCGCTAGGTACGGTGTCTTCATACTCACGGTAAATCTCAGCTCTAACCAATATCCAACCAGCTGCTAAATCTGAGTCCTGGACATGAGTGACTATGCGACCTGTGACATTTTCTTTTCGAAAACGGATAATCGTGTCATTGGCAGTTTCGTAGTTTTCTAAAAAGTTACTCATTGTGACACCGACTTAGATCCACGGCGATAGCCAACTGCTCGGCCTTCTTTGTAGCCGTCATTGTGGCCAAGTCCATAGCCAGCAATGAGTGCTAGCACTGCGATTAAAATTATCCATATTAAAACTGGTATCTCAAACATCTATTAGCCCCTTAGTGTTAGAGTTAGACAAAGGGCTAAAGAAAGACTGAATAGGGTTATGTAAAGCTAGTCATAGGGTTTTAGGCCTATTTTAACTTTACATAATGTAACTAGTAGGCATTATCAAAATGCCATAGTTTCCTATTAAGTTTTCCGTTAGATGCCCTTAGCCTAACGGTGTGTAGTACATCTCAAATTGTAGGGGAACCCTCTGACGATTTACCAGATGCGACACGCCGAAGGCTCAATAGAAAGGGTAAGTCATGGGAGCCCCACGCATGCAACCTAGTGGCCGTATTGATGTCACTAGCCATAACAAAATGGAAGGCCGCCTTAGCTGTTACGGCTTTGGTGAGGATGATAGAGCTATAAACCCTGGTGATCTGTTGATCGTCGGCACACAATGGCTACGGGAAAACACAAAGTTAGTTGAGACTGAGTTTGTACTTTCATTAAGAGGTAGAGACATGGCCTACTTCCTAGCCCACGCCAACCATGCACAGGCTTTATGGGCTGATAACAAGCATTGGCTAACTGCCACCATGTCTAACCCAGGAGACACCAGGCCTATGAGTGTCCAGCGCTCAGAGTCCCAGCAAGATGCAATACGCAGCTTTTATGAGCGCTCTAAAAGTATTTGAAGGATACGGTCCACCTGCACCTCGATACGATCTACGCGACCCCTCAGGTTATGGCCACCGTTGTTATCGGGCCTTAACTCTGCTAGGTAATACTTAACAAGATGCCTAACAAGCCCAGCCATAAAAGTAGCAAGCGTTGCTATCCCCAAAGCTAACGCTAAATATGACTGGGCCTGAGTCATTACTTTTTGCCTACGCCGTACTGTGTCTCTTTAGGGTCAATACCCTTTAGCACAGGTGCAATGAGTGCAGCTATAAAAGAGTTAGCTAATACTTTAGGGTCTGTAATTCCACTTAGGTATAGCGCACCTGCACAGCTAATAGCAGCGCGCAGGTATGAAAGGCCCGCTGCCTTAAGTTGCGCGTTAATTGGAATCCGCCCATGTTATGACTGCAAAAGTGAAAGAAGGAGTTACCCCACCGATTGTGTAGGACACGCGCAAAGTATCTGTAAAGGCAGTAGTTAAACGGATAACCTCGCGTGTTGTACCAGTTGCCTGGGTAAAGGTCGCAATGGTGTTGTAGTTAGTGCCGTCTACTGTGTCTTGCACTACGACATCTAGGGTAGGGGCTGTGCCACTAGTTGCCGTTACATTGAGTTGTAGAACCAATAGCCGTGCAGCTGCAAAACCGCCAACGGCTGTGCTTGCACCTGTTGCTGTTTTTGCCCCTGATGCCAATAGCGTTACCGTACTGGCGGGGTTGTTAGCTTGCTGTATATCGCTCATTGTGTCTCTTTCTGTAGTTCAGGAGTTTTATAGACTGGCCTTCCATAGCCAATTACTCCTGAGTGATTACCTAAAGCCCTTGTTTTAAGCATGACCTGGCCACCGTTACGGTCTTTACCTGCAGGTGAGGTGTTGCCCTCAACTGTGACAATAGCTTTGTCCGAGCAACGGATCACCAGGCCAATATGGTTAATAATTGTTTTGTCATCATCTATAAAATCAAAGAAAACAAAGTCACCTACCTTTGGTGTATCAAACCAATGGTTAGATGACTTAAAGCGCTCAGCCCCGTCTTTGGTAGATACGCAGTCAGGCACGCTAACTCCTGCCTCATGAGCTGCCCACATAAGAAAGCTGCCACACCAGGGCAAAAAGTTACGCTTGGTAAATGCCCCGTATTTAGTCTCATTGGACTTAGGGCCTTCTACCGTGCCCACCTCAGCTAGTGCCACCTCAATCATGCGGGCATGAGTACCTTGTGCGTACTTAGACATAAAACACTTTCTTAGTCAAGTGTTCCACTATTTACCTAGTTTTAATCCGTCAGGAATTGGCTTTGAGTAATTCCAGTCAGCAATGTAATCTCCTGCATCGTCAGAATCATTTTGCAAAGTAATGCCTAAAGCATAAAAATCAGTATCTTTCAATTCAGGATAAGCCGTAATAATTGCCTCATATACCTTCATTATGATTTAACTCCCACTCCAGTGAACCAACAAGCGGCAGTGCCACCTGTACTTGGTGAACCTGCACTCATATAAACAAACATTTCGACATAATCTGTTGAACCATTGAAATAAACAAGGGCACTTCCAGAACCTAGACACTCCGTTTGGCCTTTTATATTGCTGAATAATTTGTAAGAAACACCGTTTTTGTACAGACTTAAGTAATAAGTTGATGAGTCGCTACTTGCAGTAACTCCAGCACTTATTTGATAATAACCAGCAGTGGTCGGAGTAAATCTATTACTTGCAAAGTTTGAAGCAGTATCATATTCCTCTGTTGGAAACTGAACTTTTGTAAATGTAGCGGCAGAAAATGATTGAGAGCCGTCGTTTTTTGCGGAAAATGCTGGAAAAACAGTAACGCTTGATGGCGTTGCCCAACTTGGAATACCTGATGCCACTGTTAATACCTGACCAGTTGAGCCAATACCTAATCGGGCTGGTGTTGAACCGCTTGATGAATAAATTGTGTCACCAGTTGTGGTCATTGGATTAGTCATACCGCTTGTTGGCGTAGCCCATTTCAAGCCTGTCGCGGCTGTAGAATCAGCTGTTAGTACTTGGTTATTAGTGCCTACTGCTAGGCGAGCATCAGCTGTTGAATAGGTGTATAGATCACCTTTAGTAGTTAGTGGAGATGTACCGTCAGCTGCATCGGCAGAAAAGAAAACCGCCGCGCTAGTTGAGTTAAAGAATAGTGAACCTGCATCGTATTGCTTAAGTGCCAGGGTCGCACTTGTGCTAACTGTGGCCGTACCCGCTGTAATTGTGCAGACACCAGCGCCCAGGTTAATAATCTCTAAGACATCCCCAGCTGTGAATAAACTGGTATTAACCGTAATGGTAGTAGCGCTGGCACTTGTCATAGTGATACGCGTACCCGCATCTGTAGCTACTAGGGTGTAGCTGGCAGTTTTAGCGTTTACAGTCCAGTTGTAATCGTTGGCCTGCAAGGTGGTCATCTGCGCGGCAGTTAATATCTGCCCCGTGGTGAAGGTCTGTTTACTCATTATCTTTTCTCCTTAGTAGGTCAAAACGCCAGTATCAAGTAAGCCATAAAGCGCACTATCTAACACAAAACCGTCAATGATTGGCTCTAGGGTTGTGAAAGTAGTACGCCAAGAATTAGTAGTTATATCCATTGCTACGCCAAAAATCTGTAAAGTCTTAGTGAGTGTGGAGTTGCCAGGTTGGGTAGTGGTAACGGTTACAGGGTCAAAATAATCAAGATCTAAAGCTGCAATAATTCCAGCGTCATAATCGGCTGTGTATAGGTCTAGAGTAATTGCATCGCAGCGCGTAGAAGTCTCAGCTCTAGATGCCACATAACTTTGCGCGTATTGCAGCGCTATGGTGTCAGTCTCCATAAGAAGGTTTTGTTGGTTATAGGAGTGTGTGAAGTACTTGGCAATAGAGGCGGCATCGCTAGCACTCTGTGTAGTGCCACCCGTGCGGGTTATCTGAGCTGAGTTATAGACCAGGGTGTCATCTAAACGCCAAACGGCATTGTTGTAGCGGATGCCTGCACCTGTATCGCTAAAGACTACTGGGGTAGTGCCGCTACCAGCTGTTGTAACTGCACGGTCTTGGAAGGTAAAAAATCCAGCTGCATCTACATACAAAGAACCATACTCGCTAATCTCTACCGTCTGCATAGCATTAAGACTTGTGCGAGCTGTGCCTGGGTCTGCCTGCATAGTAGTTAAACCAGCATCCACATCGCGCATCCCTTGTGGCCAGTCAATAGTGTCCAAGATTGCATTGATACGAGCGCCTGATAGTTGGCCTGCACTAGCTGTAGCTACTGTGCTTATCTGTGCGTTTTGTGCCAGTCTAAAAGCATCTACAGCTTCAATAGTTGTATAGGCAACATCGCCCACATCTTTAGGAGTAATAGTGTTATAGCTAGTTATGTAACCGCTAAAAATGCTGTAATTGACACCTGCATAGTTGGCACTTATCTGCACCTTGCGCATTGGCACCAGTAGGCCGTAGTAAGGCCCGTTTACATTTTGTGGGTTGAAGTCACCGTTTAGATCTACTATGCGCATAGATAGGCTACCTGTTTGGAATTGGTCAGCTTGTGGGTTGCGCCCGCGCCTAGTTGAAATCATATCTACCTGGTTAGAGACATCCACAATAACCGCTGTGCTATCTCCCAAAAGGTTAGTGCCTAGTTTGCCTGTGCCTAGCACCATAGTCTGAGCAAAAGAGGGGCCAGTAGAAAAGTTAATAGTTGCGTTAATCATTGGCAGGGTCATAAGACACCAGCCGTAGTTAATGGGTCTCCACCACGGTTAAGTTTTTGAATTGCATCTTGGATAAAATAAACCAGGTCTTGCTGAGTGCCAACGGCCCCAGCGTTAATTGTAAAATTGTAATTAGCTTGTACTGGCACTTGTCTGCCTGTGCCATTAGTGCCTGAACCTGCCATACTGCCTGTTGAAGCATCCACTCCGTTTGAAGGTATTGAAGCTCCAACAAAAGGTTTGTAACCGCCTAACTGTGCTTGCTCCTCAGGTGTCAGACTTGCAAAAAAATCTGAGGTGCTTACAGAAGCGGGCAATTTTGCCGTTACCTCAGCTACTTTTGTAGGGGTAGATAAATCTACTCTTGTGCCACCTGGCATAGTCACAGCGGGCATAGTCAAAGTAGGAAACTTAAACTTAGCTAATAAATCTAAAGCAGCTTGTAGGTTGGCCAGGTTAATAAGATCTGTGGACTTCATACCAGCCAGGACATTATTTATATCTAGCAGCTTGGCATCTTGCTTTTGCAAGGCGCCCAGGATTTCCATATCTTTATTTAACTTGGCTGTAGCTTTTTCTATAGCTGCCGTATCCTTTGAGGCTATGGCATCTTCTAAAGCAGAAATGTCTTGCTTAACCTTTAGGCGTTGCACATCATTGGCAATAGCCAAAACTTGCGCCCCTGTAGTTGCTTTGCCTAAAGCCTCAGCCTGACCAATAAGGGCGGCGTTAAGTTGGATAGCATCCATATCAAAAATATTGTTACCTTTGCCTAAAGCTAGGTTGGCTTTATCTATAGCCAGTTTTAACTTAGCGGCGGCAAGAGCATCTAGCTCTTGTTTTGTAAGCGCCTTTTTTGTGGTTAATATCTTTTTTTGTTTATTGTAAATATCGGCATAAACGCCGCCATATCTACGAGCAGCTATCTCGGCATCTTTTTGCTCTTTGGCATCGGCTGCGTGATACTCCTTAGTAAAGGCATTGAGTTTTTTTATCATCTCAATAGGGCTGCCGCTGCCTGTAATAATATCTATGACCCGTATAAGGCGAGAAAACCCGATAATTGCATCACCTATGCCACTAGCTAAAGATTCAATAAGAGCTAGAGTTTTAGGCAAGCCACCGCTGCCACCTAAAGTAGTTAAGGCATTTACTAAATCTTTGCCGATAGATTCAGAGGCGTTCTTAGACGCAACATTTAACCTATCTAGAGAACCTGCGTATGAGTCAGCGGCTTCTTGTGCTTGACCAGCTGAGACTGTGGCAATTACTTTGAGGATATCGTCAAAAGACATTGTGGCAAGGGTTGCCTTGTCAATGCCTAAACCGTATTTTTGTAACCCTTTAGTATTACCTGAGTAAGCCTTAGATAAATCATCTGCTACAGATTGAAGATCAACACCTGACATAGCAGAAAGGTCAAGAGCCGTTTTTAACAAGCCTTGTGCGGTACCAAAATCTCTTGTAGTTGTTACCAATTTTTGAAATGCAGGCCGCAACTGGTCATCCAAAACACCGTATTGCTTTTCAAGGTCAGATATAAAAGCCTTAGCTTGTGGGTCTGCATATTGCAGGCCTAAGTTTTTCAAAGTAAGGCTAAGAGCTTTAGCGGCTTTATCATCGGCAGCAAAGGCTTTAACAGCATCTTTACTGTAATTAAGTACTGCTTTTGCGCCTAGCGCAATACCTAAAGTTGCCGCTAACTTTTTTACGCTTAGATTAAGTTTGCCCGTAGCAGTCTCGGCTTGTTTGAAAGCATTTTTACCCGTGAACTCGGATGCAATATCTATGACTACGCTGGCCATGATTAAACCTTCACACTAGCGCGCTGGTTCAATTTTTCACTTGCACTCTTAATTGCTGTTAATACAGCATCCTTTGCTTTGCCGTGGTTTTCATCGTATGCCTTAAATAGAACGCGGCCTTGAAACTTGCCACTACCCTTAAAAGGGGCGTTGTATTTTTGCATCTGATTTTGCACAAAGAGGCTGTCAGGGTTTAACTTACCCATACGCTCATAAATACTAGCTGCCGCGTTTTTGTTAAAGACACTAGCTAAGGATCTAAACCCATACTTGTTTGGCTTAGAGGGAGTGGTCTTATATCCAATACCTGACTTAGCGGTAGCAACATTGTAACTAGGAAAGGTGCTTTGTGAATTAGGGCGCGTTACCCAACCGCTTAACACTTGACCGTTATCGGGTAGGTAACCTTTGCCAGCTTTAACGATTGGTTTGAGAGCAGCGGCAACATCTTTAGGCAACTCTTTAGCAAGGTCAGGGGTAAAAGCGCGTAAAGCTTTTCTAAGCTCAACGGCGCCCTTTACGCTTGCTGGCATTTTCCATATCCTTTGCTCGGTCTTGTAAAACTTTTAACATATTTCTAAACATGAACGAGTCCAGGTCTAGAAGTTGCTGGGGTGGGATTCCTGTTTCAACGGCTAGCTGTGCAACCAGGTAACCAAAAGAACCCCGCCCCACTACCCCAAAGGGTCATCATCTAAAACCTCGACTTTAGATAATGTCTCTAAGAAGTCACTCCCAAAGCTAGGTACGGTTTGACCGCTTGCGCGTAAGCACTCCCATGCCAACCAATACACATCGCTCTGCTTTTCATCATCTCTAAAGGCTTTGTGAAAACCTTTTTTTGCATATAATTCAAAGGCATACTCGATACGGGGTGTTATCTGATGCTCAGTTACATCCCCAGTTGCCCTTGTTATCTTTAGTCGTGCCATTGTTTAGCCCCTGTCCCTAGATTTATGAAGTGGTAATTACGATTGGTGAATTACAGGTAAAAGTAATGCTCTGAGTGGACTCATCGCCTACCGCACCGTTAATGTCCGTTGTGTTATTTACTAGCACGGTTGTGCTGTATAAAGGATTGGTTGATGATGTAGCTGCGCTTGTTTGCTTTAGTGTAAGAGGCACAGTTGTACCCCATGCAGCTTGTAAAGCAGCGCGGACTGATCCTGCACCTGAGGCAGCATCATCGTTAAGAAAGTCCAAAGTAATAGTGCTGGCCTCTAGACCTTTTACAAACTTATGAGCTGTATCACCCATTGCTGTAACTTCAAGCTCATCAAAAGCTCTTGAAATGCTTGCGCTCGTTGTAACGGTAGTTAGGACTACGCTGTTAAGCGTAACCTGTACACCATTGGATAAAAATATGGCCACGGCCTATTCCTCGTCTTTCTCTTTAGTCGGTTTTGCTGATTCGGTGTCTTTGTTTTCTTTTGGTACTTCTTGCCCGATTCGTTTGAAAAAGGCTAGATCTTCTTCACTCCATGCCATAGTTAGCTCCAGCTCGTTAGTATTGATATTGTTAAATCGCAGGTTAATAAATCTGCATTGCCAATAGTTAAAACAGTTGGGGCGCTTACGCCCGTCACATTGAAAGACAAACCTGAGGCAGATAATTTTGTAAATACAGCTGTAATCATGTCTTCCATACCCATAAGGTTGCCGCCGTTATCTAGAAGCGGTTGAGTCATCACAATGCGGAAAGTAGCCATAGGTGAAACTGAGTTGTAAGAGTTATTGCTAGGGGTCAGGTATGGATCACCAGGGCTGATAATTACGCTAAAAGGCAGGGGAGTAGCTGGTGGGTAGGCAAAGACTTGCCATACTCCTGCGTTAACTAGAGCTGTTGCAAGAGTGGTGCGTAAGGTAGTGAGCGCTACTGTCATTAGCCGACCATTGAGTTGGGGTTCATATAAGGCGCAATAAGCGACCTAATGCGGGCCATGAGTGTGTTACCAATTTGAAAAGGCGCAGGCCCCATTGCTAAATCCATACCGCCGCCGTTTGGTACTTGTCGGCTCTGCCATATCTGCACCGCTAAAATCATTGCACTTTCGCGCACACTAGCTACGGATGCGTAAGCAGTAGTTTTTGTATCTGTGCCTGAGGCTGAACCGTAGGGCAATACGCGCCTAAAGTTTTGGTCACTAGCAGTTTTTGCGTACTGCACAACACTTAAACCATTAGGGTATTGATACATCATTTGATAGTAATAAGCCGTATTAAGGCTCATGGTTGTACCAGTACTCCAAGGAATAGTGCCTGTAATTGTGTAAGTGCCGTTGAAGGTTGAGCCAGCCCCAGCGATAGTTATTGATTGGCCCACAGTAAAAATACCAGGGCTGGCTAAAACTACACTTGCTACATTGCTTGCAAGAGATGTGCCTACAACTGGTGCTGAGTCAAACCATAGAAAAGCATTTAACTGATCCTCAGCTGATTGGCAGCACTCTTCAACAGTTGCATCGGAGTACAAACTGCCTATACCTAAATTGGTACGCAGCTCAGCCATAGTCACATAAGTAGCGGCCATGTCTGTACTCCTTTCAACTAGGTTGGTGGGGCAAAGGGCTAATGCCCCACCAACTATTAGTGGGTATTTATTAGGTTAAGTTAAAGCGGACAATTCCCTTAGGCATCTTGGCAATAGTTGCCATGTAGCCGTAGAAGCCAACTTGGACTTGTAGATTGCTTACAACATTGACTGACATGTAAGCCTGTGGTGACTGATAAACAGTAAAAGCCTCAGGTGCAAGAATTACAGCTGAGTCATCAATATTTGTAGATACTGCAAAGTTCTTATCTACAAACAGATCTAATCCAAGAACATTGCCACGGATTGAGCCAGGCTGTGTTAGCCCGCCTGCGTTCATTGGCTGTGATGCTGAATAGATTGGGCGGCCTGTTGAATCAACAGCACCTAAAAGTAGCTGCCATTGTGAAGGGTTAGCAATGTAGTTACTTGCAAAGTAACCTGTAGCTGTGTACACCTTTTGCGCTGCATCTGCTGCATAAGCGATTACACCAGCGCTTGTAGCTGCTTGTGTTGCGCCTTGCTGTCCCGCTGTAATCAAAGCTGCTAATACTGTTGTATCAATAGTTTTTAGGTAAGCGTTTTGTAGTTGCTGTGTTAGTTCAGCGTAGAAGTTTGGATCTGAACGCTCTAGCAATTCAATGCTAATAGTGTTCATACCTGAGTACTTGTTTACTGTACCTGTAAGGTATTCTGTAACCATGCCTGTGTTTTCAACTGCTCCGCCTTCGGCTTCAACAGTTACAACTGGCGCTGTACCTGATTGGCCACCAGCTGAGGTAACAAGAGAAGGTACTGAGATAGTCATACCGTTATTAGGTAGTACTCCCTTAGAACACGCATCAATAGCAGGTGTACCAAAGCGAGTGTTAGTTACAAACTCTGATAGATACTGAGTTGGATTAAACGCTGGGTTAGTTGAAAAGGAATCGTCTGCGGCTGTTACATAGAGCTTTGAGTCATCGCTACCTAGTGCAGCTTTAATTTTATGCTCTGTGTAAGTTGCCATGCTTACGATTGGTGTGCGTACTGTTTGGCTATCTAGTACAGAAGGTCGGATGATTTTGCGAGCTGCTTCAACTACTGGTGCAGCTTCCTCGGTCTTATCCTCTGTAGGAGTTTCGGGGGCTGTAGTCACAGCGGCCTCGCTTTCGGTTTGGTTTGTTTGGGTTTCCTCTACTGCTTCGCTTTGGCTTGCAGCAATTTTTTGCACGGCGGCGCTAGCAAAAGCTGCGCTTTCAACTAGGCTTACCTCGCGTAAGGTTGCCGCCGTCACCAGGAGATAATCTTTTTTAGGCTCTGACGCAATTACCTCTACGCCAACGGATAGGCCGTCCATAAGTTGCTCCTGGGCTAGCAAAATGGCATCTGATCCGCGTGAAGATGCACTCACCTTAAAGCTGGCATAAAGACCGTCTTTGCGTGATTCAATATTTTGCATACGGCCAACTGGCTTTGAGTTATCGTGAGTCATTAGCAACTTAATTTTGCTTGGCTCTGCCGCTGTAATAGATCCCTCAGCAAAAACCACTTTACCTGCACTTGTAAAACCAACTTCGCCGTAAGGCGCAATTTTGCCAGCAATGATGCGGCGCTCACCGCTATCTACTGCTTCTATGTTTCCGCTAAAGGTTAATATCATTTGTATTTTCTCCTGCTCCATTAGGTGACATCTGTTCATCTGCTGCTGCTTGTTCTTTTGTAATAAGTCCTAGCTGGATCATCTTTTCTATTGCTGCAAGGCGTGTCATTGTGTCTGCACGCAAAAAAGTCTCATCAAGGGCAAAGCGAACAATGTTGCCGTGGCGTGTTATATCGTCCATGCTCAAACGGTTTTCTATTGCGCTAATAAAAGGTTGCAATGAATATGCTACAAACTCTTTGCGCCCGTCTAATATGTTTTGATAAGTCATGCTGTTATTCATATCCGCACTTATGTAATAGGCAGGTGTGTTCATTAAGCGCGCTATCTCTGTTGCTAGATACTGTGATGCTTCGTTGTACATCATGTCTTTAGGGCTAAAACCAAGATTTTCTACGCTAAGAGTGCTAGTTAAATATGCAGTACTACGGTTTTGTCGTGCAGTTTTCCACGCAGATAAAATGCCTTGTACTTGTGCCTCAGGAAGATCGGCACCATTATTTTTTAATATAGTTGTGGCTAAGGGAGTGGCAGCAGATACAGCAGCGGCCTTTTGTATATCTAACGCAGCTTGAATAGTGCGCGCACCTGTTGAAAGTACGCCAGGTAGTAATGATTGAAAAGTAACAAGAGATCCGATACCCGACATAGGTACAGGCTCTCCATTAACTGTGTAGTACTCGATATTCATACCAAACTTGTCAGTAGTAGCAGTTACTCTGTTGTTAGGTATAAACTCAAAGCCGCTAGGCCGCCCGTCATCTGCATACAAAGATGTAACGCGCCAATATGCAGTACCGTAAAACAGCAACGCATCTACTGTGTAGCTAATTGTTACGCTGCGTGGCTGGCGTATGTCGGGCTGTTCAAGCCATAGGGGAGACTCTAACTCTGCACCGCTTTTTTTATTGTAAAGCTCTAAATCAATACTTGATATAACACCGCATATTAAGTTGCGGCACCGTGATACAGAAGCAACTTGCAAAGCTGTAAGGCGATCCATAATGCCAGCGCCGTAGCCTGCACCAAAGCCTGTGTTATAGCTATAAGGGCCTATGCCGTAGCCACCGTCCATAATGGCAGGGGCGTATTGTGCCTCTACGACATTATCTTTAGGCCGTAGCCCCAAAGTTTGCAGTAATCCCATGAGAGGGATTTTCTAGGTTTGTCAAGCATATTTCAGTTATGCCTCGGCGTGTCTAACTGTAAACTTTAGCCTCAGCGATGGGTTGGGCCAAGATGTGAACGACCATAGAAATGCCTATAGCTATATCAACTGGGCCTGCCGACTTACGGCGAACAATTCTCCAGCTAGCATCGTTGAGTTTGGCTGCACAATTCGACATGTGGTTGACCAGGCTTTCCTGGCCACTATGTACAAGGCGATTATTAGATAGTGAGTCATATAGATCACCGCAGGCTTGGTACGCCCTTTGCCCGCTTATATCCTCAGTAGCAACACCTGATAACTGTAAGCGCTGGGCTATGGATGCAGTTGTGTACTTGTCAAAACAAACCGTTTTAGGAAAGTACATATCGGCCCAGTACTTAATCCGACTAGCTACATAAAGCTCATCTACTGATACATCTGCTGTAAAGGTTTCCAATACAGCTACGCCAATTTTGCCGCTAGGCAATATCTGACCCATAACCAAACTAGCATCGCGCCTAGACGGGCTAACATCAAAGCCAAAGACTGTTAAAGCACCTGGCCCCATAGTTAGCGTTATGTCACTTGCATCTTCAACCGACATGTAAGGCCAGGGGCTAACAAGGCTAGAAATCCAACTGCAAAGTGTCTCGGTGCGGGTAGTTTCAACGGGCGCTGTAGCTATTGACTCAGCTATAGCTTCTTCTGTAATCATGTAACCCAAACCAGGATTAGCCATAGCCCAGGCTTTACGGTCATCAAGCTTTACAAACTGCGGGGCGCTATATTCATAGAAGCCAAAGGTGTCAGGTGGCCCACTCATTGCCTTTTCTCGCAGGTCATTAAGTACGGTGCTAAAGGCATCGCCTGCATTAGAGGTATAAAGGCTTTGTGCATTAGGCCTGGCTCTTGTTACAGGCATAGCAGCTTGAAAACCTTCCTCTGTAATCTCTCGCAGCTCATCTATGTAAAGTAAATCGGCTGTACGCCCACGCGAGCCGTCACGAGTAGCAGCTACAACATCTAGGCGAGCGCCGTTTTTTAGCTCTATAGATTCTGTACCGTTGGCATATCGGATTTGTTTAACGCGCCTGTTAAGGTCACTATCGCCCTCGATAGCGTGTGCTACTTGTCTAAAAGTCTCTAATGCCATTGATCTGTTAGAGGACATAATGACTATATTGCGAGACTCAAACAGGTATAGGTGTGCCAGCATCATCATGCGCGCTAAGTGGGTTTTACCGTTTTGCCGTGCGCATAAAACTAAGTTTGTCTTGCGCCTAAATATGCCTTCATCATTTACTCTGCACATGTCATCAATTACAAACTTTTGCCAGGGCAGTAGTGGCATCCCAATATCTTCAGCTAGTCTGCTTATCTCATCGCCCCGTGTTTTGCCCGTGAGGTAAGGGCTGTGTATGCGTGGCTCAGTAGCCCCCAGCAGCTTCGGCTTAGTTAAGGTCATTTACCGTTTACATCCTGGGGAGTTTGGCCCACACAAGGTCCACTTAGAACATTACTTTTTGTTATCGGAGAGAGGCGTTCTAAAAAAGCAGGGGGGGTAGAGCTTCTGGCTAAAAAAACAGCCTGTGAGCGTGAACCCTTAGCGCTGTTACATCTAGAGCAACAAGCCACTAAATTGTTATCATCTAATGCAGTAAGTCTATCGGTCTTAGATACAGGCACTACATGATCTACAGTCGTAGCATCGCTACCACAATAGAAGCAAGCATAGTTGTCACGCGATAGCACTACTTTGCGTATCTCTTTCCAACGGTTCGTGCCACGCACATCACCCTTACGAGCAGCCATTAGTAGTACCCATGTCTCTTATGAAAGGCTAAAGCATTACACATAGTTACATATCTCTTATGAGTATAAGCAATAGTTAAATCTATCTGTGTGTATGGGTCTTTAGATTGGTAGGCCTTACTACGCATCTGCCCTATACCGTAATGACTACCGTTATGAGCTAAGTAGTTGTACTTACTCTCTTTCATAATAATCTTATCCATACATATAAACTCATTAAATGTAACTACTCTGCTATGAAGATATAACCGTAATTGATCTACAGAATAGCCATTGCTGTAAGCAGGCACAGGTATGGCCATTAGTAAGAGCAGTAGTAGAACAAGCGATAAAGAGCGATTCGATTTACATCGAGCTATTAAAGGTAATGAGTGAGTCTCTCTATTAGGAGTTAAATCCTCCCGCGCTTGTGAGTGTCCACGATACACCCCCATGTCAAGATTAGTGAGATATATGCGTAATCTTGGGCGTGTCATTGGCCGCCCCAACCCGTACCCTTGAAACTGATACCTGGCACGCCATAGACCTGTCGCATTGCAAAGCCACAGCAATAGGGTGCATTATCTTCATGGATTGAACGCTCGACAGTAAAGCGCATGGAGCAGCTGATACACTCATACTCATAACTCGGCATTAGTCGCAGTCCATGCCAATATCTACCATGAGACACACGGACATGTAGCTACACACTACGCATTGCAATACCTTTACATTGTTAGGCAGGTTATCGCTGACTATGCGCTCTAACTGATCTGTGACCTTGCCACAATGACGGCA